GACGCCTATCGCGTGGGCTCGCCGATCATCAGGCCAGATATCCAAGCGGACGTCCGTCCCGCGAATAGATCCGTTTCCCATCGTCGGCAACGTACCCGATCGCTCCTTCTCCGGACGCGAAGATCCACTTCTTGTCGTCATCGAAATATCCGATCGGCTCGCCAGTAGGCTTGAAGAACCACTTGCCATCACTCGCGAGGTAGCCGAAGGGCTGGCCTTCAGGGGTGTACCACCATTGGGTTGCCATGGGCCTAGCCTACAACCAGACTCGTCCGCGCAGCCAAGCGATCCGTTGGCCCCGCTGGCTCCGCAGCGTCTGCACCGCGCGCTGCGCCACGCTGGCATCCGTCGCCGCGTACGCCGGAAACGTGACCGGGCTCACCTCGACGATGCGCATGTCCGAGATGATGCGCACCAAGCCCGCCTGACGCTGCTCGAACCGCTCACCGCCGGGACGGATGACGCCAAACGTGAAGGACATCCCGTCAATGTCTCCGCGGCGAACGGATTCGAGGATGTCGCGTCCGGCAGTCGTGTCCGGCGGGGTGATGCGCACATGGAGACCGTCGGACCGCTTCTCGAGGATCAACGTGCCCGCCTTCACGCGGCCGATGATCTTGGCCGGGTCATGGTCGACGAGCGCTCGCACGTCGATCTGTTCGGCGAACGTCCGATCGACGGCCGAGGACTCGATGATCTCGCGGAAGCCGCCGAGATCTTCCGACAGCGTGTCGAAGACGATCGCCCGCCCGACAATGGCGGTGCCGTCGTGCGCGACCGTCGCTGCGCGTCGTTCCAGATCGGGCGTCATGCTGCCTCCGGGTTCCCGGCCGCCGTGACCGGGATCATGTTGCCGTTAACGAGATACCGGTCGCCGCCGTCGGTCGCCGAGATGGGATTCAGGCCCAGCGCTTTCCGCACGTCGTTAACCGAATAGAAGCCGGCGTCGCGCCCGCGCGCCAGCGCCTCGTGCAGCGACTTGATGTCGTTGCGAATGAGCGTCGAGCGATCGAACGCCACGTCGAACTGCCCGTACTGCCGCGTCGTCAGCAGATCGCGCCGGATGGCGTGCTCCCACGCGACGAAGTACGGGTCGAGCGTCCCGTTGACGTAGCTGTTCTCGCCGGCCTCCATGTTCGAGTAGTTCGCCTTCGTCAGGTCGCCGATCTTCCACGTCGGCACGCGGAAGGCCCCGGCGATCTGCGTGTTGACGCTGAGCAACGTTTCGTTGAGCTGCGCGTCGGAGTTCGGCGCGGTGATCGCCTGCCACTTCAGGCCCGCCTCGAGCACGGCGACTCGATGCGCGTTGGTGAGACCGGCTTGACGCTCTTCGAACGTGGCGCGCAGCCGTTTGATGATCTCGTCGTTGAGCGTGCTATCGGTCTGCAACACCCCGCCCAGACGGGCGCCGTTCGAGAAGAACTTGCCGACGTACGCCTGCAACGCGAGCGCGGTGCCGATCAGCTCGCGACAGTGACGAATCGGCGAGGGATGCGCGAGCTCGAAGATCGGCGGCGTGCTCGGATCGAACGTCCAGATCTGCGTGCGGCCGTCGGCCAGCGTGGCGCGCCAGCGCTTGCGGCGCTGGTCGTCGCGATCGACGAGGACGCGGGTCGGGTCGAGACGCCACAGGGCGACGACGCGGCCGTCGACGCGCACGATCTCGGCGTAGGCCCGCTCGTACGTGAGCAGGTCGCGCATCATCTGCTGTTTGAAGCTGTACGCGGTCGTTTCCGCGTTCGGGAGGGCGTGCAGGATCTCGAAGAGGCCGTGATCGCGGGCATCCTCGAACGTGTCGCCGCTCACGCGTCGGCGCAACTTGATCGGCGTGCGCGCCACGTCCTGCGCCAAGACGGAGACGCAGGCGTAGACCGCCGGCGCGCCGATGGCGCGCTCGGGCGTCACCTCGACGCCAGCGGCCGTCGGCCCGGCGCCCATGCCCGTGTCGGCCCAGGACTCCAGGGACGACAACCGCCACCGTTCCAGCGCGCGTCTTTCAAGAAAACGTTCAACGAATCTCCACATAGGGTCACCTGACGGGCGCGTGGTGTGATCGGCCCCCAATGCGTGACGCCGCGGGGGCACCGATCACACCTTCAGACATTCAGGGCCACACGCCCGTGGCCCATGTCGGCGGGGAAGTCATGGCCGGGCCCCCGCCGCCAAGCGCGTTAGTGCGTGCTGACGTCCGTGCGCACCACGAACGCCTCCGGATGCGCGAGCTGCACATCGGCACGCAGGAACGCGCGCACCAAGACCTGCATCTTGTTGAAGGCGTCCCCCGCCACGCGCGAGACTTCGAGCGTGAACGAGGTCCGCAGGCCGATCAGCAACTGGCTGAAGTCGCCGACGAACACGGTCGTGCTGTCGGGGCTCGCGCCGTCGAAGCCGATCTGGTTCGTGACGTACGGCACGACGGGATCGAGATACGCCGGCTGACGCAAGTACTCGCCCGTGGGCACCGATCGCAACTTCGCCAGGGCCGCCGCGGCGCTGCTGTTGTAGAGCCGCGCCGTGGGCGTGTGATTCTTCCCGGCCACGAGGGCCGCGAGGTCGATGAGCGCGTCGTAGTCCCAGGTCGCGCCCAGCGACGCGACGTCCACACCGGACTGATAGCGGAGGCCCGTCGGGACGGGAGGCGTCCCCGATCCGAGCAGCGCCGCGCGATCGAGTTCGAGGGCCAGTTGTCCCGCCAGTTCCCGCTCGATCATCTGATCGACGTTCACCGAGTCCTCGCTCAGCTCGACGGACAACTTGATCAACACGGGCAACGTGCGCGCCGTAAACGTGACGCGCTCCAGCCACAGATCGGTCTCGGTGATGGGATCGTTCTCCGCTTTCCACGCGGCCGTCTGAATGGCGGGCGAGCCAAGATCGGGTTGCCCCAGCCGCGCCAGGTGCAACGTGTCCGACGTCATCGGCACGGTCTGCGCGCCGGCCTTCATGACCACCATCGCGTTCCGCACGCGATCGATGAACGACGCCGCGAGCACTTCCGGCACGGTGAATCCGCCCGCCGCGCCGGTGCCCTCCGCGAGCGCACGCTGTTCGAGCGCGGACAGGCCCGATCGGTTGCCGAGCGCCAGCGCGCGGACGATGGCGCCGAAGCGCATCGACTCGACGCCGCGCTCACCCGCGTAGGCGTAGTGGCCGCGCGTCTGTAGCCAGTCCGCGCACCGCTGCTCGCGGCCGAGCACGGGCGACAGCTCGCGCGTCTCGGTCGTCGGCGAGACCTGCGTCGGGGGCACGTACGCGACCTGCGCCGTGCGGGCCTCGACGTTGCGCTGCAGGCCGAGAATCGCATCGCGTTCGCGAATGGCCGCGTCGTAACTGCGCTGCTCGCTCGCGAGCAGTGTGTCGCGACCGGCGGCCTGCGCCGTGTCGAGCACCTGCTGCGCCAACCGGCTGCGATGTTCGATCTGCGTCCGAAACGCCGCGAGCACGTCATCGCCGTGTGCCGCGCGCGTCGCGGCCAAGCTGGTGAGTTCGGCTACGGCAATTGGCGCCGTAGCGGTGGATGCGAGAAAGTCGGTGATCTCCATATGAACCTCAGTCGGTCAGTGAACCCTCGGCCCGGCTCGGTGAACCGTCGGCCTGTGAATGGCGCGGACTCGGTGAGTCGTCGCGCAAACCTCATAAAACGAGCACGCCACGTGTCGCGTACACGCTCGGCTGTGGCGCCGGCTCGCGCGTGGCCACGCCGACCGCCATGATCGACGCCACGATCGGATCGATGCGTTCGTGCGAGCGCCGCTTGTTCGGCTTGGCCGCGCCCGTCGCGTCACGCTCGAGCACCACGTTGCTGAGCGCCCACGTCAGCAGCGGATTGCGGCCGTGCCGCACCTGCTGATTCAGTACGCGCGTTTCGAACGCCGCCGTGGCCGGCCCCATGTCCTTGAAGCCTTGGCCGAACTCTTTCAGCGGCACGTCGATGCCGTCGTCCGCCAACACGCGCTCGAGTTCCGCGATCTGCCAGCGATCGAACGCCACGGCCTGCGGGCTGAACCGTGCGCACAGCGTGCCCAAGCGACGCGCGACGACGCGTTTGTCGGTCGCGCGGCCCGGCGTCGGCTCGATGTGCCCCTGTTGTGCCCACACGCGGAACGGCGCGCGATCGGTCAGTTCACGTGCCGCGAGCGTCTCGGCGGGACACCACGACCAGACGGCCAGGGCGCCGCTATCCGGCCAGAACAACGCGAACGACGTGAGATCGCGCGTCGAGCCGAGGTCAAGCCCGCCGAAGCAGCGCGCGCCGGCCAGCGTGTCGAGATCCACGGTCCCCGCACACGCCTGCCACGCGTCCGCCGGCAGCCAGCGTTCGTCGACGTCGACGCGCTGGTTCAGGCGCAAGTTGCGGAACTTCGCCGCGAACGTCGGGACGCGACGCGCGCGATCGGCCTGCGTCCGGAGCTCGGCCGCGTCGAGGAAGTGCCCCAGGGCGGGGTTGCACGCGCGCCACGTCGCCTCGTCGAACGGATCGGCGTCGACGGGCGCCGCGATCAGTTGCACGTAGAGGCTCGCATCGAGGCCGCGCGCGGCGTCGTCGATGAGCACGGATAGCGGATGCAGATCGTCGGCGGCCTGCGTCGAGATGACCATGCCGAGCGACCGCGCGCGCTTGCCCTGCGCCGTGATGAGCGTGTCGAGCAGATCGCCCGTGCGGGCTTGCGCCAGTTCGTCGTACACGAACAGTGTCGGCGAGAGTCCGTGGCCACGCCGCACGTCGGCCGACAACGTCTCGAACGTGCTGCCCTTGCTCGGACCGTCGAGCACTTCGATCAGCTTCTTGAACCGTTGGATGTTGCAGATGGCGCCGAACGCGGGAACGGCTTCGATGATCGCGACGATCTCGTTGAACAAGAGGCCGGCTTGCTGACGATCGATCGCCGCGGCGTAGCATTCGCCGCGCGGTTCACTTTCAGGGCCGAGCAGATGCGCGAGGACAATCCCGGCCTGCAAACCCGTTTTGCCGTTGCCGCGCGGAATGCTCTGAATGGCCAGTCGAATCGGCGACGCCTCGCCGTAGACCATCTCGATGAACTCGCGCTGATGCGGCAGCAGCACGAGACGCTGGCCCACGCGAATGCCTTTCGTGACTGGCAGCGTCTCGATGAACGCGATGACGCGCTCGGCGCGCGAAAGCCCCGGCTTCTGCCACGCCGCGCGACGCGTGCGCTTCGACGCGGCGCAGGCCGATGTCCGACGTGCGCGAGGGCCCCTCATTCCCATGGGGCACCTGCCCGAGAAGTAATTCCGTTCGAAGCCGGGCCGCGCTCGGCAGGCCGCTCGTCGGCCGTGAAGTTGAGCCCCCTGGCGAGGAAGTACCGCGCGACGCCGGCGATCGTGAGGCCGGGCCGCGATGACGCGATCCGTTCAAGTCGGCGATACAAGCTGACGTTGAGGCGGATGTACAACGTGAGAGTGTTCTCAGGTGCGCGAGGCCGACCGACGCGTCGAGGCGTCATTCGTGGCCCCTCGTGCGCGTGGCGGGCGCCAGGGTTTCGCGCCAGGTCTTCGCGCTGTGACAGCTCGCGCAGAGCGGTTGCCAGTTCCGTTCGTCCCAGAACGCCGCAGAGTCGCCGTGATGCGGCTGGATGTGGTCCGTCTCCGTGGCTTTGACGATGACGCCCTGCGCTTCGCAGGCCGCACACATCTTGTCGACGAGGAACCGGGCGCTGAGCCGGCGCCAGCGGCGCGTCTGGTAGAGCGGCGACAGCGACGCGTGCGCGCGACGACGACGATCGCGCTGGTGCGCGTCGCAGTAGCCGGCCACGACGCGCGTGGAGCAGCCCGGGGCGGTGCAGAGCCTCACAGGCAAGCCTCCACGGATCGCGGTGACAGGATCGGGCCGAGCGCGCGCCACTGCCTCGCGAACGCATCCATGTCGCCGAAGCCGAACGCGATGACGCCAAGGCACTGGCCCTCACGCGTGAACCTCGCACCGAAGAGATCCGTCTCGCCGGTGGCGCGGTGCAGGCGCCGGCCTGCGACGAGGCAGAGGCCGGTCGACGCGCGCGCGAGCGTCTGCCACCACCGAGTGTCCGTGGCAGCGACGGTGACGATGACGCCGGCGAACCTGCCGCGACGCACGGCGTTGGCAATGCTCTTGGCCGCGCTGATGGTCGGTCGAGACAGGAACCGGCACGGCGGGAACGCGGGCGGGATCTGCCAGCCCTTGGCCTGCGTGACAGGTGACACGTTCATCCCCCCTACGGGGGGATGAAACGGCGTGTCACTGACTGTCATCGCTGAGGCGTGACGCGTGTCATGGAGTGTCAGTGACATGTGTCACGCCGTCCTTGCGAGCAGCGCAATGCAGGCGTTCGGCATGCGACGGAAGATCTGCTTCTCTGGCTTCGCTTCGTCGCGAATCAGGGTCTGCAGGATGCTGTTGGCCTTCACGTCCAGTTCGGCGGCCAGGGCCTCAATGGGCCGCGGGCCGGCTTGGAGCGCGTGACGGAGCCGCTGTCGAATGCTGAGCGTCGGCGCGATGTCTTCGATGCCGGCGGGGTTCACGCGCCGTACCTCGATGCGATCGGTCGTGAACGCGTACTCGATCGCAATGGGGGCGTGCAGAGGGCCGCCGTTGTTCTTGCGCTGCGTGACAGCCGTCACGAGGCAGTCGGTCGCGTCATCGCTGTTGGAACGCCGGAAGTGATAGATGCTGCGCGCCGCCGCGTACCACATCACCGATCCGAACGGGTACTTGTCGCCGCCTTCGGCCTTCGACTGATGCGCGACGAGCAGCAGCCCGATGCGCAGTTGCCGGCAGGCCCGAATGAACTCGGACGCGACTTCGGCGCTCTCGGGCGCGCCGCTCACGCCGAAGCTCACGGAGTCGATGACGGCGAAGTCCCAGCCCTCGGTGACGACGGTGCGCCGGAGGCCGTCGATTTCCTGCGCCAGCGGCCGCTCCAGGCGCATGTAGCGCACGTCCGGGAAGTCCGGGCCGTACATCTGCCGCGCGCGCTTCCGGTGTGGCCCGGCCGCCCATTCGAAGTCGACGTAGCCGGTGCGGCAGCCGGCTCGCACGAGTTCGAGCGCCACACGTTCGGCCTCGAGCGATTTGCCCGAACCCGGTAGGCCGAAGAACATGTTCATCTGCGACAGGTCAATCGAGATGCCGTCGAGCGCGAAGCTGTTGTCGTGGAGCTCGTCGTCGATGTCGTGCAGCGAGATGGAGCTGGCCGCGCTCCGTTCTGCGGCGAGCACACGCTGACAGGCTTCCTCGAGGAGCCGGCCAACCGGCACGTCGTGCAGCGCGGCTTCTTTTGCGATCCGCGTGGCGCGTTCCGCGCGCGCCCGATCGCTCGACGCGTTGAACGAGGCCAGCGAGACGACATCACCGTTGACGGTGCCGGCGCCGGCCAGGCTGCACGTCACCGCGAGCTCGCAGTGCAGTTCGTCCCACTTCCAGCGCAAGCGATCGAACGTGAACGTCAGGCCCACGCCGATCGCGCTGTAGCGATAGCAGACGCCTTGCGCCACCACGTCGAAGCGGCGCTCGCCACACTCGGCGAGGGTCAGCCGACGCTCGCTCACGCGCGGCCCTCACGCAGCCGGCGCACCTCATCGCGGAGCACGTCACGCTCGGCGAGGGCGTGGTGCAGGGCATCGAGCAGGGCCTGCGTGATCGCGCGGTAGTGCGCGATATCGGCTCGCGCCTCGGCGACGGCCGTGGGCATGTCTGCGGCACCGAGGATGCGAGCGTCCGTCGACGGCGTGGGCGTGCCACGCCAGGCGATCGCGTCGACGTGAGGGGGCGTGACGCGGTCAGCCACGCTCAGCCGCCTTCGCGGCCTGCCACGCGATGATCTCGTCGAGGAACCAGCCGACGCGCTGGCTGGATAGCTTGACTGGCCTAGGAAACGTGCCGGCCCTCATCAGGCGCCACAACGTCGTGTCGCTGATGCCGGTGCAGGCGAGCACTTGCGGCCTGCGAATAATGCTGCGCGGCTGTGAAACGGGCTGCATGACAGCCCTAGCCTGCGCCCCCGTCGAGGCCCGCGTGTAGTGCCTACTTTAGTTTGGCGGGGTGCCTACATTGGTTTACCGAGACTCAGGCCGTTGCGTCCAACGATATCTAGTAGGGCGTGAGCTTGTTGAACGCCGTTCTGCACAACGCTACGTGCGTCGGTACTCCGCCCCGACACGAGGGCGTATTCGTCTGCCAAGGCGGAAATGCTATCGGGCGGGTGCTTCACCTTCGCGCGATAGAACCACTGGACGTTGCGCTCAATATTGTGCCCGTCGTTGGGTGGCTTCTTCCCCAAAGGCATGTCGACGAATAGCTGAACCGGTATCGCGAACTCCCGACCATCTCGACGGCATTCCCAAGCGCCCATGAGGGCCGGTCCTACCCACTTGGCCCAGTCGGTGAGGCCCAACTGTTCACGGACGAATCGTTCATGCGCGGCGATTTCCACTGGGGCGTACATCGCGAGCGCTGTCGCTCGATGTGCATCGCCGACTCTCGTAAGCATCGCGTCCAATTTCTTGCGAGCCTCAAGCCAGTGCGGATATTGCTGCTCCGCGCGCGGGTCAGCCACGAGCGCGATGATGAACGCGCCCATCGCGGTCGTCAGGCGCCACGCATCGCCCTTGTTCGCGATATCTGTTGGAGTGCTATTCGCCACGGCTAGGCTCCCTTCCTGGTCAAGCGGACCACGTTGTCGGTAGATTCCGCGGCGAGTATTGCGCGTAGCCGTCGCTCCCACTTCATCATCGCCAGCCGCTTCTCTCGATCGTAGTCGTGCGCGTTGTAGCCGGCGGTCACGCGCGGCCCGTGCGCGTGATTCAGCACGCGCGCGATGTGCTCAGACGAGACGCCGGCGGCCGCCAGGCGGGTCGCAACCGTGTCCCGCATGGCGTGGCGCGGCTTCTTGCGTGGTGACACCTTCGCAAAGACGATCGCGTTTATCGCCGCGAGCTGCCGCTTGCCGCGGTAGCCGGCGAACACCTTCGACTCCCCCGCGATCGTCGGGATCTCAGCAAGCACCTCGAGCGCTAACGGCGTCAGGTACACGCGATGCTCGCGCTTGTTCTTGGCCCTCGAAGCGGGCACCGTCCACCACTCGCCTGCCAGTTCGTCCCGTTCCATCCCGAGGATCTCCCCCGGCCGCTGTCCGACAATCAGCCCGAGGCGATAGAGCGCGCGGAGCACCGGACTGCTCAACGATTCGGTCGCCGTCCAGATGCGGCGGATTTCATCGTCGGCGTACGCCTTTTCCGGGCGCTCCCCATCGGGGCGCGCGGACGCCTCGACGCCGGGCTTCGGGAGCCTCGCCGCGGGATTCACGTCGATGATTTCCTCATCGACTGCGAAGCGGAAGAGCCGCGAGAGCAGGGCGACAGTGCGATTCGCCACGATGGGCGCGCCCCGTCGGCGATGCCTTGCACGAGCTCTCGGCAGTCCCCACGCGTAAGGCTCGTCACCGGACGCCCCTTCCAGCGCGGCAGGATCTTGTTCTTGATGAGCCCCTGATCGGCGCGCCAACTCCGTTTCGTCTTCTTCGCGTGCCGCTCGATGTAGGCCTCGCCCAACGCCTCGATGCTGTCGGCCTTGGCGCGCGCCGCCGCGCGCTTCTCCGCGTGTCGCTCGGCCTGCGGATCGGTGCCGGTGTCGATCTTCAACAACTCCGACTTGGCCGCGTCGCGCGCTTTCGACAGCGTGAGACGGGCAGGATCATAGACGCCGAGCTTGAGCCGCCGCTGTTCACCGACGCGGTTGCGATAGCGAAGACTCCACGTCTTCACGCCGTCAGTCGCGACGCGAAGTTCGAGGCCAGAGACTTCGGCGTCTCGCACGACGTACGCCGCGTCGCGCGGCTTGAATCCGTCGACGGATCGCGCGGTGGTCACACGCTGAGGTTTCGTGGTCACAAGGGCCCTCCGCAGGAGTCACGGTATCGTCCGTGGTCACACCGTGGTCACAGACAGGCGGAAGTATAGTGAAATGGACTGAAACGCGCTAGAGCCAATAAATGCTCGACTAACAAGCAGTTGCGTCCACCGGAGGCTTCGGTTGCAATATCCTGAAATTGGCGTGTTCTCTGACTGAAAATCGTAGTGTCGGCAGTTCGATT